CTAAAAATGAAATCAGGCCAGAAGTCTCTGTATAATGCATTACAACCATAAGTTTGCCCTGTCTCTTTCAATCTATTTAGATCAAAGCCTTTACGTGAAGGTCCGTTTCCTATGCAGTATGCATTGCCTCGAGGCACACATTTTACCTTGTCTTCGTAAAAAGCAGTCTCTTGAATCTTCTGTCCTTTACGGATAATGGTGTTGACAACGACAGTTTCGCCTTCGTATTTTTTCCACGGTATTTCTTTTATTGGTGTCTGCATTAAAAATAGTTTAAGTTGAACACTAACCTATAAGGGGCGTCACATGAATTAGTTGTTCCGCTGTGTTTTGTTTTTGCATCAAATATTACTAAAGTGTTTTCTTTGCTAGTAATTTTTTCTCCTGTCTCAAATTTTGTGTAACCGTTATTGGTATTTAGATATAAAATTGCTGTCTTAAGATTGCTAGGAGGGTTTGGAATATCAATGTGAGCCTTGTGTTCGATGACTTCAGTTGCTCTTGGAAGCAAATTTACTTTCGCTCTAACCAAGGAAACTATACCTAGTTTCTCTTTGAATATATCGAGGCCACCCAACGTGAATGTGCTTTTGAATTCGTCGTCCCGATATATGGTATGGGTAAATTGAATGTGTCCGTCTTCTGGATAACTGACTCCATGATTCAGTGCCCAGGTAAAACCAGGATCCAGCAAAACATCCTTGAGATCTTTTAGATCACTTTCTGCTAAGAAATTTTCTTTTACTTCTATCATAGATATTTTTCTTTCAGCCTATTTTTAATTCTTTCCCACGGAAGTCCTTCTTCGATTTCTTTTGTCCACCATTCAGTGTATGCTAACTTATTTGCCCAATTTTGTCTATCTGGCATCTCTGGATTGTTTATGTTTTGAAAGTTTTTATTACCAACATCGTAACTGAGACTGGCCTCTGAAACATAAACAGGTATACCGGCAATGGCGGCAGTCATCGCAGGATTGCTCGAGTGGTTCACAACTGCCCATGCTGACTTCAATCTATCCGCAAGATCTGTATCATCATATGTGCTACGATCTCTTTGCGGTCCTACGATTCTCACATTTTGATACTTACGCACGTCGATGCTAACATTGTTCCTTGGGTGCGGCCTTATAGCGATAGGCCTATCTGTGTACTTCCGTATCTCTGTCACTTGTTGATCAAACCATTTGGACATGGGTGGATTGTTCCTCCACTGGTGACTGCTATGGTGCTGTCCGCAAATTATAATGTCGTTGCCGGTCTGGTTCCATGGTTTAAGTTGTAAATTGAATTTTTTCCAACGGGAGCCGTCTACGTTTTGGTTTGCAAAATCTGCCTCACGGTTGATTCCATTGATGCCAATTTTCCAAGTTTCGTTACGTTTTATTCCGCCTACTTCGACCACTATCACTGGTTTGTTTTTTTCCTGGTATCTGTTCCATATGTTTTTGTATTTGGCCATCCTGCCTTGCCATAACACTGACCATATCACTGACACATCGCATTGTCCGTCATCGTTGTTGACAAGTACGGTATCGCCAGAACGTTTCATACTGTTCAACAATGCAGTAAACACGGGCTTCGAATTCAACGGCCCGTAATCTGTGAAACAACTTATTTTCATGTCGTGGGTGGTACTTTTTTCCAATAATCAACTGAGAAAACATCTACAGGAGCATTTGGATTAGCACGAAGATCATTACGTCCACTCGTGCCGGTCTTCTTACGTTTACCTTTCATGTGGTCCATGTAAAGTCCCAATGCACTGTTTACAAACACATGGTGTCCTTTGACACCAATCCAATACCCAATATCATTTACTTCAATATTTTTTTCCTGTCTGTACTTTTTTGTGAGATGCCAAAATACGTAACTGTCGTGCCACTCCAGTAATTTAAAAACTTCATCTGTGACATAGAGTTGTTCCCATTCATTAACAAAGTTTTGTATTTCAGGATGGTTCATGTTGTACCCAACAAATCCGCATTCTGGATATTTGCCACCATCATTTAATTTTGGATTCTCTCGCCCGAGGTAGGTAACCATGGTGTTACTTGGTAATAACTTTTCAAAAAAGTCAAAAGGTATCGGTCTGAAACTGAATGTATCTGCGTCGATCCAAACAACGTAATCATAGTCGTGTGAATTCCTTACTCCGTTGACCACGCAGAAAACTTTGTTAGCAAAACGTACCGCCGCCCAAAGATATGATCCTTTGTTTTTATCTTTACCGCCCTTGGTCTGCAGAGCGGCGGGCCTTCTTACCCCTCCAGGAATCTCAGTTAGTTCTCCGTTAGCAACAGGGTCATTTTGATGTTTATTCTTAAATTTAAATAGTTCAGGTTCTGCTGAGTTAAGGTCTATCCACTTTATTCTATCAAAGTTACACTGAGGTTTAGGCTCTTCTGCATACACAACTATATCTATTTCTTTGGGAAATTGCTGTGCCATCGACTCTATTCCTTTTTTGGCGTATGCGTCCCAAGTGCCTGGTTTGTATGATGTTATTACTTTAATTTTCATTGTGCTAATATTTACTTGTGAAATTCATGTTGAATTTATTTGCCCATTCTCTCATTATCCATGCTGGTATCGCCGCCTTTGTGGTCTCGTTACTTCTGACAACAACATTTTTTAAACAATCATCTTGATTTATTTGTTTTTGGTAATAGTCTTTTGCAACATTTTCATCCTGTATCCAACCTTTAATAGGTGCGGTCCAACCAGTTTTGTGTTTGTTTACAATAGTATCAGGGAATATTTTAGCATAGGCTTTTTTACTTAGGAGTTTTGTATCTGATTTGTTTCGTCCAATCTTTTGGTTAGATGGAATGCTTAACCCGTACTTCATGAATTTTTTAGTTGCTAGAGGGAAACGCCCTTCCATACTAAAGGCCATGCCGTAGGTATCGTTACGTATAAAAAATTCTTCCGGAACCTGTGTGACGCAATCCAGTGCCATGTAAGAATTCACAGGGTCATCTGAGTTGTATAGTTCGCTAGGCAAATTATTCACTAGATAGTTTGTTAATTCATTTCTGTCAATAGGATAATTCGAAACAGCAATAGGACGCTTGATTCTGTTCATCCATGCCGCGACTAGTTCCTCCCAAGACTTTACGGATTTATTTCTTAGTTTCCAGTATTTTGGATATCCGCCTAGTACCTCGTCTCCCATGTCCCCGGCCAATGTTACAACAATGCCATCTTCAGACAGCACCTTATTTGTGTAATAATACATCACCATCGAAGGATTGTATACAGGTTGTTCCATGTAGTAGATGCTATCTTGCCAAAACTGCTTGAGCAGTTGTGGAGTCATGGTTACGATCTTGTGATTGAATTTGAATTGTTCTGCTAGTTGTAAAGCCTTATTATGATCATCATTGTGATCATCTTCTCTCCAAATAATGTTTGGTTCCATTTTGTTTGTGTAAGTGTTAGTTACTTTGTGCAGTTGTGAATGTTCATATGCAATCATTCCACTGTCAAGACCGCCGCTAAGAAATATACCTATCTTCCGCCTTCCTATGCTACACATCTTAACACTGTCTCTGGTTATCTGGCGAAATTCTTCGGCATTAAAGTTGTTATTATTACTTGGTATAATTAAGTTTCGCTTTTTACTTTTTACACGCTTGTTTGCTATGTCATAAATTATAGTTTCTCCGCTGAGTAATTTTTTTACGTTTGAAAAAAATGTGTTTTGGGTTACATTTACTCCAACGTGGGCCATACAACTAAATGCCAGTGGATCTATTTTTCTACTTCCTGGCACATGGTCAAGCATTCCTTTTATTTCACTTCCAAATATTAAGCCTTGTTTGATCTCTGCATAGTACAGTGGCTTTATGCCGGCGTGGTCTCTTGATAACCATAATTCGTTTTCTGTAACTTTGTAGTAAGCAAATCCATGCATGGAGTCAATTTCTTCTATAAAGTTGTAGCCAAACATGTCGAGACCCCAAGCCAAAAGTTCTGTGTCACAGCCTGTTTCGCCTACAAATCCTTTGCTCTTGTACTTTGTGGTTAGTTCGTAGTAATTGAATATTTCTCCGTTGTAGATGAGATAATTTCCTGCAGGTGTTTTCCACGGTTGCACAGAATCATTAGGCTGTCCCATTATAGACAATAAGTTGTGTCCCAATGTGATTTTGTTATCAGGTGAAGACCAAACCTTGTGGCCGTCGGGACCTCTATGGCTACACGTTCTTATGTAGTTGTGGATCAAAGATTCGTTCTTATCTGTAATTCCGTATATGCCGCACATTATAATCCTAACTTTTTTTTGAACCTTTTAAATACAAGACCACTTTTTATTTCCTCAGTGGTCCATTGTTTGTATCCGATGTCATGCACCCATTGTGTTCTATCAGGATACTCCGGCGTTTCTATATTGTTAAGATTTTTGTTTGCTACTGGCCAACAAATTGCAAGATCTGAGGTAACAAAGGTAGGGATTCCACGAACGCAAGAGTCGATACTGGCAGTAGAATTGTGAGTAATAACAGCATGACAATTATTTAATGCCTCTTGGAAGTTAAATCTATAATGCTTTTTCTCATCTCCTGAAAAGAATTTTTTTCCAATAATCACCTTACAATCTTTTGGAAATTCTGATAAACGTTCTTCAATATGTGCTACGTGATTTGGGTGTGGACGTACTAAAAAAGGTCTTTTAGTTAACGGTCTTATTTTATTATAAACATCTTTAAACCAAGCAATAGGATCCAACTCATTCATACTCCAATTATCTTTTGGTTGTAACACAAACAGTATTGGGTCTTCTGGATTTGATTTTTTCCACGGTTCATATTTTACATTCCAAAGTTTTTTCATCATTTCCCATCTGTCAGGTGGACTGTCATCAGATAAAAAGTTTCCGTTGTTCATTGGAGAATATAATGCTACTCGCCAATGATGTTTAGGATGTGTAATTGTATTTCCAAAACTAGATAGTATTCCACCATCAAAAGTAATAATATAAATTCCTTTTTTCTTAGCACGTTCAACTAAATCTCTTCTACGTCCTTTAGTATGATGCATTTGATTTGTTCCACCATATCCAAACATACAACCAATTTTTGCAGTAGGTTCCATTTCGTTAGGTGTCCAATCTCCAGTTTTATGTTCATTAACCATAATAGGATTATCGCCACAAGCACGTATACCTTCTGCCATGTGTTGCAGAAGTTCCCAACTAGCACCACGCCTACGGTCTTTTACTGTACGTCTAAATATTTCAACGTCCATCTATTACTTCTCCTGCCCTAGGCCATCTTTCTTCTGCTGTAGGAAATCTTTTATTTGTTTCATCTAATATTTCCATAGCATAGCCATTTCTAAATTCTTCTTGTGTAAATTGTCCATATGCTAAACTATAAAACACAGGTTCTCTATCCTCATACTTTGGTGTTTCTATTTTACTAAAATCTGATTCGCAAATAGTTCCGCATGGGTTCTCAAAATTACTAAAGCAAGGCACACCGTTGTGTAATGCTTTAATAGTAATTGAACTATTAAATGTTACAACAGCATGGACTTGATCCCATTCAAAAGGTTTCTCTGGTTGTTTATTTTCACTAGGACCTGGTAGCATTCTGCCTTGTTCGTCTATAAAACTTTTTGGATTATACGGTTTTTCCCTTATAATAATTTCTCTATCTGTGTTTGCTTTTAAAACTTTTAACGTATTGTTCAACCAATCTGCTCCATTAAAGTGTAATGCCATGCTATGACTTGGCGGAACAATTAGGACGTACTTTCCGTTTTTATGATATGGTTTGATTGCATCGCCTCTGTAATACTTTTTATATCTGTCATCAGATCTATCCTCAACAAATGTTTTTACGTGTTCATTTTTTACGCATCTCATCCAATAGGGTGTGCCTCTACTTTCTCCCCAATAAGGTCGGTCTATGTAGTAAAAATCTTTTTTGTTTTGTTTTGCCCAGTTGTAGACTATGTTAGTCCCACGTAGCACTCCCATGAATGCAACCTTTGTGCAGTCTTCCTTCATGGCTTCTTGGTAACTTACTATTTGACCTCCGGCCCCTCTAGCCATTGATTCTATGTATTTTTCGGTGTTGGCTCTTTCTGTTCGTACACAATAAAACATAATCGTAAATAGTTATCGATGAGAAACTTAGTTATACAATATTATATAGACATTAGAAAGTATTCGCAACCGGAGTTCAATAATTTGAAACCAAGTCCAATGGAAGAATACAGCAGGCACAGTTTTAAACTCTACTGCGACAGACACGACCTAGAATATTTAAGAATTACCGAACCAAAGTTAGGATTCAAACATCCAACATGGGAACGATTTGACTTATGGATGGATAGATCTTGGTGGGACAAGTACGATCAAATAATGTATGTAGACAGTGATGTAATTGCTTTACCACACGCACCAAATATTTTTAAGGAATATCCATCAATAGATACCAACCTAAAAACTTGTTACTATCCAAAATTTAGAGAGGCCTCACCAGCGGATGCAAAATTTAACCAAAGGGTCAATCCTATAGCAGACAGATACACAGGCGAAGTGATATCAAAAAGGTTCGTGCAACCTGGAGTAATGATTCTTAATAAACTAAACACACAATTCATGTTGCCATGGATAGAAAAGTATAAAGATGTGCCAGACAACAGGATTGACGACGGAATGTTTTTAAACTCCTGCATAGTTGACAGCGAAGTGCCATTGTTGGATATGAATAGGATGTACAACTTCAAAAATAATGGTGAAAGGTTTAACTACGATAGAGTTAATTTCTTACACTGTGCTGGTGGAAAGAAACACAAGAAAGGTGTTGCAATATGGCCTAAGTTAAAAGGCATCTTTCCAGAAGTAATAGTTGACTTAGAACATTTGCCCGACTAGTCAAGCATTTCAATTAATTTAGTAATATCGATCTTAAGATCTACCATGTCTTTTAATTTTTTATTTTTAGGTTTTTTGCCTGATATCTTTACTGTATCACAAAGTAGGACGCTATGTTCTAGTTTAAGATGATGTGACAGTACCGGATAAACTTTCTTGCCAAAAAATGCTTCATGCGTTAATTCTATTACCTTAGTTCCCGGTTCGCACCATAATAAATTAGTGAGACCTGCACCGTGTGGTGAAACAATATGAGTTGCTTCAGCAAATAGTTGCACTTGCTCTTTGATATTGAGTGTTTCGAGATCTATTGTTTCCCATCCTTTTAGTGCCATTAGCATTTGCTCTTTATTTTTGATGTTTCTATTAGATGCATTTTCTCTTGTGATGATAATTTTTCTATGAGGTTTTGTTTCTTTCTCTTTCACTAAATTGGAAAGATGTTTGATCCACAATGGCATATGAGGAGTAAGTATTCCGTCATTGTAGTTGCTCATCGACGGCACTATCAAATGTTGAAAACGCCAGGTTTCATTTTTAGGCATTACGAGATATCTTAAATCAGGAAAGAAAGTCTTACAAACTTTGTCAAAATAATCACTCTTGTTAGCAAGTATGAATACATATTTTTCAAAATTAGTGCTCCAACGTTTTTCAATCAGTCTGAATTTAGATATTATGTCCATCCAAATGTGCCATGGATTTTCAGAACTGTACTCATCAATTGGTAACCATACGTACTTCCAACTACCATTGAACTGTTGCGTGATAGGTGGCATGTTTATGTCTACTTGATTGCCCCATTCCTTGAACATGTCATGGACTTTGTGAGGCCTGTCACGATATTTTGAAATAAGTGGCCATGCATGGTTAGTGATTAGTTTCCTATCTTCGGTTACCAACACGGGCAAAGAATTGACGCTACAATTACTGAAGTCGGCCACGAAGGTTGGTAAACTGGTGTAGGTATTTTTAATGCCAAATTTATCCCACTGTATACTGTAGTCGAAACTTTGATCAATAATGTCCCATTGGCTGGTGAAATATTTGATGTCCTGAATGTTTTGAACTGTTTGCATATTACCTATAACTAGTGTATAATTATATCATGACTGTGTCCAAATTGTTCCTAAATGGTTGTTCGTTTTTGACTTTTCGTCCTAAGCAGGGTGTTGATACACATTGTGGCGTTGAACTGGCAAAGAAGATGGATTTGGAGATTGCTGTTAATCTGGCAGGTGGAGGTCGCGGTAACAAGAGGACAAGTTTCACAACAAAAGTGTGGTGTGAAAAGTATCCAGACATTGCTGAAAAATGTTTTTTCCTCATAGGGTCTAGTTCAGGTACCAGGGTCGATTATCCAACAAGCGATGGATATAAGAGGCACAAATTTCCAAGCATGGCAACCACATGGAGAACTTACAGTCCAAACAAGGACCCCGAATGTAAGAGTTTTTGGAAGTACTTGATGCGTACTGGTGCGGACGTAGATCAGATGACGCAGATTGAATCAATTGATAACATTCTAAATTTACAATATTATTTTGAGAAGAAAAAATATCCATATCTGATTTACCATACAATCTCTGACGCAAAAATTAAAAATGAAGACATTAAATTGTTGTATAGCAAAATAAACAAAGATAGATTTTTTAGGCCTGAATCAAGCCATATAGATTATGTTTTAGAAAACAAACTTACTATTAGTAATGACGACCCTCATCCAAGCACACAAGGACACGAACAATGGGCAATGCTCTTAAAGGAATATATAGATGCTAACAATCTACGCACCATTTAGTAATACAAAAAGCAAAGCATGGGAAGTGTTCAATGGCGTGCAAAAGTCCTGGCCTGACCAAATAACAAAACTTGATAACGCAGTTGAATCGGAACCTGTAAGCAACAGCATGTTCTGGGGATTGGTCAATAACAACTTAGAAATGGTTAAAAAATTAGAGGCACGTAATCATAACTTCTGGTTTACTGATACTCCATACTTTGGTAGATTTGATAATGAGAACCTCAAACCTAACAATCATTATTGGCGTCTGTGTAAAAATGCAATACACGTTCCGTATATAAAAGACTGCAAGGCTGATAGATTTGAAAAATTTGGAATGAAAATTAAAGCACCAAACTTTGCTGGCGAATATATTTTAGTTTGTCCAAGCTCAGATGGCATCAACACTTATCTAGATGAACCCAACTGGACAAACGATACAATAGAAAAAATTAAAAGATACACAGACAGACCTATCAAACTTCGACACAAGCCTAGGGGCAGGGGTACATCAGGACCGAGTGAGGCCAAGGTACCCCTATCCGAGGACCTTAAGGAGGCATGGTGTGTCGTCACTAGTTGCTCGATAGCGGCCGTGGAAGCCATGTGTGAAGGAATACCTGTGTTCTGTGACAGTAAGAGTTTTGCTGTGGATGTCGGTAACGTAGAACTGTCAGATTTAGAGAATCCCTATTACGGCGGCCCTGAACCTTGGTTGTATAGTTTAGCATACCAGCAGTTCACGCCTGAAGAGTTTGAGAACGGCCGGGCAGTAGAGATACTGATGGACAAAGGAATATTGTAATGCCTAAACTTAAAATTTTTGATTCGGAATCATTTTCATTTCCCGTTGGAAATAAAAAAATTATTTTTGCAAATAACAAAGGACAGCAAACATATATTAAAAATAGGATGGACAGGATGTTGACCAAAGAACCAGAAACTATAAAATGGATTAACAACTTTGAAACAGACAGTGTCTTTTTTGACATTGGTGCAAACATAGGTATCTATTCATTATACAGTGCAGTGGTAAAAGGAAATACCGTCTATGCGTTTGAACCACACGCCTCCAGTTATAAAAATTTGCTAGATAGTATTAACCTTAACCACTTGACAAGGTGTCATGCGTACAGTATTGCAATTAGCGATAAGGTTGACCTTTCTACAATCAATGTAAAGAATATGCACGAAGGTGTGGCCGATAATAAGGTTGGTGAGCAAGGAGAATATTACCATGGATGCACACAAATGCCATTAAATTTTTTAGTAGAGAGAAAAATACTACCCCAACCGGATTATATCAAGATAGACGTGGACGGTTTCGAAAACAAAGTTATAGAAGGATCGATGCAGGTATTTAGAAATTGTAAAGGACTTCTAGTTGAAATTGAACATAAGCACATTAATTATGTAGACATGATTTGTGCTTTGGGATTCAAACTAGAATCAAAACACAAACGTAACGAAGAAGAATACAACTATATTTTTGTAAATGAAAATTGAAAAAGTAAATAATTTTTGGGTGCCAAGCAATGATGTGCATATCAATGACTGGAAGTCTGGTAAACCTTTTACGCAGAATAAATGTTTAGAAAAATTTATTGCATACTGCGAAGCAAACAATAAAAAATTCAATCATATACTCGACATAGGTGCTTGGGTTGGCACGTGGAGTATGGCTATGAATCCATATTGTGGCAGAGTTGTGGCATTCGAACCTGATCCAGTTCACTATACTTGTCTTGTAAAAAACGTTGCTGATGAAATAGAAACACATCAACTAGCAGTTGGGTCTGATACAAAGATGATATCACTGTCTGATGACAACTTCACTCAGGCAAAAAGAGTAATAGGTGACGGTGAAATACCTATGATCACAGTAGACAGTCTTAATCTTAGCGACATAGATGTAATCAAAATAGATGTTGAGGGGTATGAGATGGAAGTACTAAAAGGTGCTGAAAAAACTTTGCAAACAAACAAATATGTGATGATCGAACTGAATAGCAACACCGGGAAGTATGGCAGTAGCAATCAAGAGTGTATGGATCTATTACAAAAAAATGGCTATAAACTTTTGTTAGACCATTGGCCAGATAAGGTATATTATCGTGCAGATTGACGGAGAATCAAAAATAATATTCGTGCATATACCGAGGACAGGCGGTAGTTGGTTTAGTTATGCGTGGAATAGTGCTAAAGGAATAGGCCCTTGCATACTACGTGGGGAAAAATTGTTCAAC